GCATCTCCTACTGTCATGGCCCAAAGTACTTCTTCTACAGCATGTTGGTCTCCACTAAGACTTGATGCGTCTCCTGTACCACCGCCGCCTGCTGACCCAAAAGGTCTAGCATAGCTAGAAAAACTCCACTCTGCCGGAGCAAGAGAGTCATTAAACATTTTACGACCACGACGACTAGCGTTAGTCGTGTTCACCATTTCATTCAGAGTTATCTCTGAACTATTTGTTGCTTGAGAAAACGAAAATCCATCTAAGACAGGAATCTCAAAAATTGCCTGCTCCGCACCGCTAGAGTTTAGAGGCGCAACGTAGACTTTCGTATCTCTGCTAAAAAACATATTATCAGCCATAGTTTATCTCCTATGTATCTTGAAAAGACAAGGACGTGAACTTTTGTTCGTGCCTGTATTTTCTAGTATCGAACCTCTATTTGTAGCTCTCCTACTCCTAAAGGTTCTAGTACACCTTCGTCAGTGTCAACACTAACGATAGTGATTTGTTGTGTATATTGAGTCGTACCCGTACGATCCTTATACTCTAATCGAGAGTTTGTTTCCAGTACAGTCTCTACGTCTTCTAATAACTCGTCGAGTGCTAGTACTGAATCTTCATCTTGTACATAACATCTAACTGTTACAGACAGAAATCTGTCTTTATAACCGCCTCCTTGATACTCTCGAGTTTCGGAGCCAGCATTTAGGTGAATTGCAGGAAATTCCTCCACTTCATCCCAAAATTTAAGTCGGGGAGATACGTTTCCTACTACATCAGATAGAAACGCTCCTGTTCCATTTATACCTTCGAGTTTTTCTACAAGAGCTTCTACAATTCCTAATCGTCTTGTTGTGTATGCTCTGCTCATTATACTCTCCTGGTAAATAATCTTCCGAGCATTATTTCAGTTGCTAATTCTCGAATAGATCTATCAATAAGTTTTCTTGGGTCTCTTTCAGGTGTTGCCCAGTTACCTTTATTACCTACTTCGAACACTTCATAAGGATCTTTTTGATAAGTATATCCTATACTAGGAAATCCTTTGCGTGTTTGCACTACATCTGTTACTTTTACACTACTTGCAAATCTTCCTGTTCTATTTTCTAGTGCCGGTGCTTGCATATTTTCTCTAACTTTACTAGGTAGCTTTTTATTTAACTCTGTCATGATGTAGGTTGCTTGAGTTGCTGCGGTTAACCCTCCCCCTACTGATCTTGACTTTTTTATCTTACGCCTACCCTTTACTGTATTAGTATTCTTTTTAGGCTTTTTCATTGCTTTTGTATTTTTAGCATTCTTTTTAATATTTTTTCCTGCTTTTACTGTTACTCCAGTTTCATCTTTAAAAGAATTTAATACTTTTTGTCTAAGGGTTTTTTCGTTTAACTCCTTAAAACTATCTGAACCGCCTAACTCTGCTAAAGGCTTAGCTCCTGGTCTGTTTAGTGTTTCAAGTGCATGCTTTAATGCTTCTTTTAATCTTCTTCTCTGTTGTCCAACTGCACCACCAGATTTAGCATTTGCTCTTTGAGATCGTAACGAAATAATCATCGTTTGATCAGAACTATTTCTTATAAGAGATAAGTCTAGTTTTTGAGTCTTCATCCAGGCTTTGAAACTTGCTTCACTTATTTTCTCTTGATCCATTAAAGCCAAATCTACCGCTTCTTTTATTTGTGTTTCAGTAATACCTTTTAAGTTAGCATGCTCTAAGTTCCAAAACCTTGCAGCAGGTATATCTTCTACTTTTATATTCTGTAAAACTTTTTTTATACTCTCTGTAAGAGCTTCTGCTACAAAATGATAATTCGCATCGTAAGCATTCGTACACTGCTTGTACCTGTTTGGGCCTGCGGGCAAATCTACTTTAAGAGTAGAAGGCGTATAGCTTATCAATTTTACTTTTGGATCTCTCTGAGTTAATTTATCTATTTCCAGTTTTGTTTGGCGAATAAGTTTTCTTACTGCAGGATCTGCTCCTTTTAAAATAGAATTAATTTGTTTTCGTGTTATTCCCTCAAAATTCTTCTCTAGCCTATCTCGAACACCTTTTCGTATACCTCTTCGGGATACCTCAAATAAGGTGTGTCTATAGTTTGCTTTTTTAGCTCTATAGTCGTCAGAGCTCATCTCTAGTTCAGCATCCAATACGCTAAGAAAAGCTATCTGATCTTGTACACTCATTAGAAGTTCTTATAAAGATCTAATACTCTTTTAATATGGTCAGGGAACGCAACGTTGTTTCTCTGACTTGAAGAGCTTTGATTCTGTATGCTCGCACCCGCAATGGTTTGACGTGCTTTGTGCTCGTCTTTTACATAATAAGTAATTAAATCAATTACTGCTAATTCTAAATCAGCAGGGCATGAAGCATATCCTGCATGATAGCTTATCTCTACAGCACCTGGACCGTTTGCCCAGTTCTTTGCTGAACCACTTGAATTTACCCTATAAATACTATCTGTAGCTAAATCGACATAATAGTCTTGGTTAGCTACAAGAGTAATATAAGCAGAGGCTAGATCGTCTCGTTCTTTTACAGTACCTACGGTTAGTACAGGACTTTCTGTAAGCTGTACGATGTTTGAAGCCCAGTTGATACTAAGAGTTTCGGTTTTTGTAGCTACTCCAGTATAGTAGGTAGTTATACCATTTGCACAATAAGTTCTTACTAATTGACTCACACGAGCAATAATAGACTCTATCTTAGAATCGTCTTTCGTAGACTGAATTCCTTCTGCTATTTTATATCTAGATAGTGTTATTAAATCTGCCATAATTTTATAAGTCCATTAGTAAAAACTTGGGGGAGGCGAACCTCCCCGAAGTTTAAAAGTAAAAGTATTACTATTAGTCAGCTGTTTCAGTAAATGCAATTCTGAATGCTGCGTTAGTGCTACCAACCGTTTGAACAAAGCCAAGAGATTGAGAAGCAACAAGTGCAGTGCGCTGATTCGCAACTTCGTAATCTGTCTCAATAGACACACCACGTAGACGTGGAATTACGAAAGAGTTACGGTTAACAGCGATTGCCGCAGTGTTTCTGATTGATGAACTATCAGTCTGATCAATATCTTGACCAGTTAATAGATCACTAACAACTACAGGTGAACCGTAAACAGAGCCTACAGTACCAGTAATCTTAGTAGCAAGCTCGGTGCCTACTTCTGAGATATCAGTAAAGCCGTTACCAGTGTCGTCTGACATTAGATTATGATACTGCTCTGGACTTACAATGTAAGCAACATCAGCAGGATTAACACCATAAGAGCCAAGCTTCGAACGAGCGTGTAGCAAGTTGTTTACTTTCAATGAAGCATTTTCTGTAGAACCAGTAAGAAGGCCGTCACTTGCTGTAGCTGGGGGCGCACCGGCATAACCAGTAGCAGAACCAGTAACAGCTCCACCTACACCTACTAGACCTTTGTTAGCAGTGCCATAACCATATAGACAAGCATTATCAACTGCTCGTGCGTGAGCACGTGCTAGAGATGCTGTCAACATTGGGATAAGGCTAAGAACTACTTGCTCGTCAGTGTCTGCTGGTAAGAAAGTACCGGAGATTAGACGCTCAGCGTATGCAGTTACTGAAGTCACAGGGAAGTCAGTACCGTTGTTCACATCTTTCGCACTCAATACAGAGTTGTTAGAAGTGTTCAAGCCAGTGCCTTGGAAACGAGCCATGTTAGTATCACCAATTACTGGAAGAATAGTTGCGCCTGAGCTTACAGGAAGCTCACGGAATAGGCCCGCAACTTGTTGTGCAAGACGTACGTCTTCTTCAAAAGTTTGTGAAATTAGAGTATCGATAGCTTCGTTGGTGCCGTTATTAGCAGTGTAAGAAGTATTACCAGCTTTTTCAAATACAGAACGACCGTATTCAGTACCTTGAATACCTTTACCAGTAATTTTACCAAGTACGTGAGCACCTAGGAAATCACGTCCGAAAGACGAAAGGTCTGAGCCACGATCAGAGAAAGATTTCTTGCTAGTTTGCATAGCTTCGATTTCTGCTTTTTTCTCTTCAAGTTCTTTTTGGAAAGAACCAATTACATCCTGTAAGTTTGCGTCTTTTTCGGCTAGTTTAGCTTCAACGTCGCCCATAAGTTTTTCAATACCTGATTCTACACCAGAGTTGATAACTGTTTTAATTGATTGTGCTTCTAAAGCTTTCGCTTCTTCTGCTTCTTGAGCTGCTTTAGCGGTGGCTTCGTCAGCTGCTTTTTGCTCGGCTTGCTTCATAGCAATCTTAGCGGCAGTGTCTTCTGCTACTTTCTTTGCAAAAGCTTCCAAGTCGATGTTTTGATTATCCATCTTGATCTCCTGATCTGCGGATTTCTCCGCGCTTTTCGGTGTGTCACTAGCTACGCTAGAAGTATTAACTTCGTCTTTAGCCAGAGACTGACCGGCTAGATCTACACGATTTGTGAAAGTTTTTTTGAATTCTTCGTACTCTTTATCTGAGTCAAAAGACTTCGCGAGCGAAAAAGTAGCTGACTGATTGCATGGTACAGATACTACCGATACCTCAAACAACTCAGCGTCCTTAATCATTAGTCCGTCGGTTTCCTTTAAGTAATCAGCGTCCTTGACTCGAAAACCAACAGAAAAGGCTCCAAGAACACCG